ACCGCCGCGCCGCCTACTATCAGCGACTGCGTTGATTGTATCCTCTTTTATAACAGGCAGCAACGAAAGCATTTCAGCCCGTACTGTTTGAGATACACCTGTTTCAATTTGAATTGTTTGATTTACAGTTACACCGCCGCCGCCAAGAGCATTCTGAGTATTCATATTGTTCATGATTTTGCCCGCCCCAGAAGGAACAAATAACTCAGGTCCGCGCTCCCCAACTAGAGTAGGGGTATTGGGCTGAATAGTTCCCCCACCCGCTGCGCCAAATAATTGACCAGATGGAAGCGGGCTAAATCCTGTTACCCCGCCAAAGATTGAGTTCATGATTTGATTTACAACGAAAAGCTCAATCGCTTTGGCAATGATCTGTTTTACAAGATTATCAAACATTGATTTGAAACTTGAAGCAAAATCTTGTCCACTAACAAGTGCATCAGCGAGGCTTTGACTTACCCCAACACTAAACTGCGAAATTGCGCTATTCATCATTTGGATTTCTGGTAAAGTTTGGGCTAACTCATCTTTAAGTCGCTGCAAAGCCTCTGATGCGAAAGGCAAAGCATTTTCCCCAGTAGCCAAAAGATGTGCTTCAAGTAATGAAATATCTGAATTCAATCCTTCTGTTGATGTTCTCGTTCCATTAATTATAGAATTTAAATTAGCAAGAGCATCTCCAGTTCCAGCAATATCTTGTCCTTCTGATCCACCTAAAGAAAGTCTAGGCATATCCTTCATTGCTTCTTTTAAGTCATTCAATCCGTCTAAATCATTTTCCTCAAGACCAGTAGCGACATCACCCAAACCCCCAAAAAGAGTTGGGAACTTTTCCTCTAAGGCATCAAAAGCCTTCTCAAGAACCCCAGTTTTTTCAGCCAATAGGATTGCACCCATAGCGGCAAATCCAAATGGATTTTTTAATAAATGTCTTGTAATAGATTTAAATAAATTTCTATTTAGCAAAGTAACCGCTGCAAGCTTGTGCATGGCTTTTACCATATCCATAACATGACTTGCTACTTGAACAGCCAAAAAGGCTATAGCTACTCTTTTTAGTTCATCAAAATATTTTGAAACCAAAGCTACTAGAAAAGCTAACCCACTAAAAGCTTTGCCAAGAACATTCCCTACAACAACCGCTACTGGCCTTATTTCATCCATAAATTGCTTTAAAGCGTTTATTAGATCTCTAAACCCAGCATTTGCACCGCTTTCAGCAACAGTTCTCTGGAAAGCAAAAAGGCTATCCCCCAGCATAGAAACAGCGCCATCTGTTGTTTTTGCTAAATCGTTTGTTATACCATCATATTCGCCACCAGCACCAAATGCTGACTGTAACTTTTCAAGAGTTTCTTCTACGCTATAAGAAGTTCCAGCTTGAAATCCCGCCATAGCTGAGACACCACGCTCACGGAACATATCTGCGGAGTTAATACCAGCACTTAATGCTCTTTGAATGTTTTGAGATGCTTCCTCAAAAGACATCCCAGAAGCAGCCGCAATATTACCAGTAAGCTTAAGAGCATCCCCCATTTGGTTTGCGTCACCTACAATAGTAGCTAACGGAGCTGCACCCCTTTGGATATCCTGCAAAGAAAACGGAACTTCAGACGCATATCGGGTTATAGCTTGAAAAGCTTCCGCGCCTTTTTCAGCAGACCCAAATAAAGTATTAAATCTAACTGCTAGATTTTCTACTTCTGCGCCTGTTTGAATAAACCCTTTTATCAAACCTCCAAGAGCAGCAGCCCCACCAATAGCAGCGAGGGCAGTTCCTACCCTGCGAAAACTAGCAGCCATTTTGTTAGTTTGCTGTTCTGTTTGCTGAGAGATGCGGTTTAAATCACGCTTCAAATCAGACATATCCGCTTCAATGCGGACTAGAAGGGTATCAACTGTTGTAGCCATTAATCTGGATACCTTTCCATCAAATCACTTAGCTCATCTTTTCGTAGAGGCGGCGGCTTGCCCCCAGAATGAAACTCAGAAAAACCTTCAGATGCTAGGAAAAATTCTTGAATTGATAGACCCCAAAATTCATCTGAGGTCATTCTCATTTTCCCAAGGGCCATTCTAAGCCAGTCATCCCAAGGATATTCTTCTACTCTTGTCCTACCGCCTTCAGTACGTTTCCCTCATCGTCACCCGCGCCAATAACAAAAACTATTATCTCTGCAATTATTTTCAAACCTTCTGCAAAACCCGCTTCCCAAATTAAATTTGCAACATCTCTATCTTTCAAATCTGCACCGCTTGATCTAAGAACAGGCGTTAAAATTGAAACCATTTGAGTAGCAGACATTTCTGCATTTTGAAGTTCTTGAGCTATTTTAAGAACTCCCTTACCAAGATTAGTCTCTATCCTCATTATTACGTCCATCGTTATTTTGCATTGATAACTTTGGCCGTTGAGGCTTACCTCCAGTTCCCCGCGCTTTGGGTTTGGCATTGGTTATTTCCTTTCCACTTATTAAAAGTTCCTCATTACGATTAGCTACGTTAATAACGCTTTCTGCAATATAAGATTTCCCCTTAACCTTGAAATGACTACACACTTCAAGTGCTGAGGAAAAACCCATTACAAAATCGCATTGAGAATTTGATTTGGCCCAGCCAGAAAAAGTTGAGCCATCAACTTCTATTTCAACACTGAGCCAAGCCATTTTTAAGCCGCCGTAAACGTAAAGGTTCCAGCGCTCTCAAGACTGATTGAATATGTTATTTCGCCATTATACTCACCAGCATATTCAATAGATGCAATCATCATAGGACCAGCAAATGTTCCAAACGCAGGTACTATTATATCAAAGTCCGTAAATGTTCCCGCTGTTCTTTGAGCATCAAAAGCTGTGCGAACAGCCGCCTCTGATGGCTGATCAGTAAATACACCTGATCCAGATGCGGTAAATGATTGCACACCACCGCCACCTAACAGCTGTCGTAAGCCAGAGCTATCCTTGGTTGTTACATCAACCGCTTCGTCATTCATTGTAATTGAAGTTGAGCGCAATCCAGCAACAGTAGTCGCTGTCCCGCTTATATCAACTTTCAGTAGCATTGCGGAGCCTTTTTGTGCCGCCATGTTCTTATCTCCTTAATTGTCAAACACGATGGCGCGAAATCTCATTACTCCGTGCCGCGTTATTCCATCAGCTTCTTCAAGGGTCGTAGCAAACTCTTGCCGTATGTTAACCAATGAAGCACCTGACACAGTTATAGCAGCATTATGAAGGTTTTGGTAGACCTCTTGCATAATGTGCTTTATTTCATATCGGCCCCGATATTCAGACCAAACATGAATAGTTAGTGTATGCTCCACCGCATCTACGGTTTTAGTTCCATCATTGATAGCGGTTTCTTCCCCAATATTGATATACGGCGCAGAAGTTCCCTCTGGAACATCATCATATATGGGAATTACCTTTTGGCTCGTATCATCAACAATGCTTGCCGTGCCGCCCATTCCGCTGTGATACTGGCAATAATAATAAAGGGTAGGGGTGCTATCTGTTATGGTTATTTCTGTGTAAGCTCCAGCGCTGCCAGCGCTTCCAGAAGTTGTTACATTAGTGGTATATTCAGAACCGCCGCCATGAGTTCCATTCGGCGTTGTTGAAAATTTGAATGGATGATTTGAGTTGGTATTGTCTGATTGGGTAAACCTATACGTTCTGCCCCTCATTAAAGAAAGGGTTGGGCTTGCCCCAGAATAACTAGAAATAAAATATTTATTCCCTGATCCATAAGAATTTGTGCCGCTTGCAACAGTAACTGCATAAGTAACAGTGCCAGAGTGCGTAGAAGCTGTCTTAATGTTTCCACTTAACTTGGTGTAAATTGCTTTCTGTAAAGGCCATGAATGTAATGCCATTTACCCGCCTCTCGATCTTAAATTCGAAAATTTTCGACGTATTTTCGGCCTGTTTTCCTCAAGAGCGGGTTGCAAAAAAGGCCTTGCTTGCATTTGACTAGTTCCAAACTCAAGAGCCTGAGAATAATCTGCCCTGCTCTCTACCGATCCCCCTAAACCATCCGCATCTATAACCATATTAATATTAGCAGCTAAATATCCAGTATCAGAATTTGGAGGATTTCCCGCCGCTGACGCCGTATGAGTGCGGCGAGGATTATATTTTTGATAGGTTTGCCCACTACTTCCATGCGATTGAATACTTTGTTTGGCTGTATTCATTGTGTCTTGAGTGCCAGAAGCAATAATTTTTCTTATATTTCTAGCGTATCCAGCTTCAATAGATTTGTAATTCGGCTTGTTAACAACCTTCGCTCTTATGATCATATTGCTACACCCTCCGACACATCAAGATCAAGAAACTTAAACCTGTTATCTACGTTTAAAATTCCGTTTATCTCAAAAGTTCTAGTTGTAGTAACTCCATCCCTAGTAAATGTTTGAACAAGCCTATAGGCGGTTGTTATCCCAGTTCTGTATCTGATCCTTATAACGCTATCCAACTTATCGCGAAGCTTGTCTGCGAAAAGCTGTTCGTTTGAGCCTTTGGGCGTTATAGATGCAAACACATCCGCAATCTTAGTCCAAACAATCGTAGCCCCGCCACCGTCATCAAGGGTTCGCGTGGGAGATTGCAACTGCAATTTGAAGCGCATTGATCCTACTGCCATCAGCCAATACCAGATCTCAAGATGTTGGAATAAGGAGTCGAGCTAAAACGCATTATTTGATATGGCTGCAAAAGTTGCGTAAGTAGCTTGGGCGGCGAAATAGTAGAACTACCATCTCCATCCCCCCTATGCTCATACATGAATGTGCAATACTGCATCATAGCCATTTTTATGGCCTCTGGAACATTAAGTGGGCTTGCCCCATACCCAGCCTCAAAAACTATTTTAAGCCCATTGACGGATCGTAAATCGCTTGGAAAAGAACCCCCATCCCTTAATGCAATTCTTGATGGCGTCCTGATGGTGTCTATGTGATAATTTGAAGCGGCCCAAGTATTCTCTGTGTTATCATCAGTAA